GCAATTTCGCGGTCGACTTGTTCTGCGTCATAACCACGCTCGGCGATGGCTTGGCTGCGGGATTTGAGGCCCGCCTCTATTTGGGCAATCTCAGCGTTGGCGTCCTTCAGGGGATCGACCCAATCCCATTTAGTGGGTAGCCAGTTGGCCGCCAGAAACCGTGACCGGTCAGCCTCATAGCCGGGAAGGTCCAATGCCCCAGACAATACAGCGGCATCCATCCAGCGCGCATAGACGGGACGGCACAACTGGTAGACCATCACCGAATGCTGCCAGGCCGAAACGCGGCGGCGGAACTCGATCAGGGCAAGGCGTGAGTTCGAGAAGTTGCCCTTCACCATGTCATTGGTCAGATAAGGATAAGGAATGCCCAGCGCCGAGGCGACCTGAAGCAGCGTGCGGTATTGGAACGGCTCGTAGGTCGCGCCTGAATCCGCAGGTTGGCCCACGGTCACATCCTCGCCCGGATCCAGACGCACGATTTGGCCCGGTCTGATCTCGAAACCGCCCAGCATGTCGTCATCCTCGGACGGCAACAGCGGGTTTTCCGGGGCGGGGGAGGTCACGAACATCGCATACATTGCCGCCACCTTTTTGCGGTCGAGCTCGGCATCGTCGTATTGATCGAGCAGAAACAACTTCACGATGGCAGGTGCCAGCTTTGAGACCCCGCGCAGTTGACCCGCTTCCACCGGATCGATCACATGGATCACCTCGCTTGCTGGAACCCGGACCATTTCGCCCGCCAACCCCGGATCGGTGCTGTCGCCGGGGTGCCGCCGGAGGAAGTGATAGGCCACGCGGCGTCCGACCCGGTCGAACTCGATGCCCTGACGGATGGAATTACCATTGCCAGCCATTCCCGTCTGCTGCAGCGGCAACATCTCGGCGGGCAGCATCTGTAGCTGCAAGGGAACGGAAAGCCCATCGTTTGCGCGTCTTGGTCTGATCCGGAAGAAAACCTCGCCCGCCAGAAACACCTCACGTGCCGCCCGCCGCTGCAGCCCGTAGAAATCGGTCAGACCTTCGCTGTCAGCTTCATCCGTCCAGGCCAACCAAAGGCGCTGCAGCTCTTCCTTGTGCGCTGCGTCTGCAATTTGCGAGATTGGTTTGATCCCGTCGCCGACAGTATTTGCAGCCCAGCTTTCAACAGCATTGGCCGCGTAGCCGTTGTTGCGCACCAACCAGCGGGCGCGGGCAGTGATATCGGGTCCTGACGCCGCGATCAGCGCATTCACATGCGCGCGCGTCGCCTGGAACCCGCGCAGACGGCGGTGATGCTGGCCTGCATCAAAGCCACCGACAAAGGCCCCGAGACGCTGCCGCCAGTTCATCACAGGTCCTTTACGGCATGGGGGCGAGAGATGCGCCCAGCGCCGCGTTCGGCTTTTGCGATGCGCCGTTCGATATCAAAGACAGCGGCCGCCAATTCAGCATCGGTGCCATAGGTCAGAGTTTTGCCATCATAGCTCACAGAGCGCGTGCCGCTGTAGCGCGCCGCCAGCAACGCGCTGTGGCGGGATTTGAGATCATCGAGGGTCATAGGTCATTCCATGTATTTTGGCGTGCTTACCCGCCAACCGCGCTTGCGAGGGGCGGCGATCCGCCCGGCCTGAGGCTCGGACGGTGTGTCAGTGTCGGCTTTGGCGGCCGCCGTGATAGTCTCAACCCCGGCCTGTTTCTCGAGCTGCCGCCACATCCGTTCATCGAAGCGGTCAGCACCGAGGATCCAGGCGGCCGCGCGGGCATAAACCCGAGTATCCAGCGCCTCGTTGCGTTCGCGCATCTTTTGCCATTCCTGGCGCGCGTAGCCCCGCTTATTGCGGATCGTGACGAGCTGTTCGGCGACGAGCTGCTTTAGCCATTCGCTGTCAGCCCAGTCCGGCAGGTGGATCGTGCCCGCTGGATTTGAGACGCCACTGGCGCGGTCTTCATCATTGGGCCGCTCCAGCCGGAGATAGCGATAGGTCTCCGCCTTGAAGGTCGCCGTGGCCACTGTCCAAAGCCGCGCACCACGTTTGAGCTTTCGTCCGTTCACGGTCGCATCAACAAAGGTTGGCCCAGAGACCGGCGTTGTGCGGTTGAAGCCTTCCATGCCTTTGACGGGGGCCACCTGTGCGATGCCTTGGGTGCGGGCCCATGCGTAGACGGCTGCCGTTTCATAGCCGGTGTCGATGGCCAGCTTTGCCAGGGGCATGACAGCACCGTGTTCGTGCACCCATGTTTGCCCCAGCAAAGCTGTCAGCTTGTCCCAGCAGGCAGAATCATCCGGCCCGCCAGGAATGACGATGTGATCCACGAGCCAGCTTTCCAAACCACGGCCCCAGGCCCAGACATCGACCTCGATGCGGTCCTTCTGCACGTCGGCTCCCGCGGTCAGGAACAGTCCCCGTGCAGGGATCTGTGCCACAAACATCTCGCGCCGATCAGCAAGGCGCTGCCATTCTGGTGCATCGCCGCTCTCGACCCATGTTTCGCCCAGCAGCGTGTTGCGCGCCGCGCGCAGCATCTCGTCAGAACCTTGGGCCGCCAGCCAGTCCCGCGCGATCTGCTCCCAGCTTTTCCAGCCAATCGGCGAATAAAGCGCTGAGAGGTGGAACCCGATCGCGTTCGGGTTGGCGGAAACCGCCGTTGCACGCCATTCACCCTTGGCCAGCATTTCTGTTTTGTGGTGCTCCGCGATGGATTTCTCACACCCAGCGCAGTGATACATTGCTGTTTCCGGCTGCCCCTTGTCCCAGCGCAGCCGATCAAACTGCAGCCATTGCCGATGGTCGCAATGCGGGCAGGGCACAAAATAACGCCGCTGATCAGAGGCCTCGAACTCCCGCTCGATCCGGCTGAGCCCCCGGATCGTCGGGGTCGAGACCATGAACACCTTGCGGCGATGCGCAAAGGTCGTGGTGCGGGCCTCTGCCAGCGTGACCGGATCGCCTTCCTCGTCTGCGGAGGCCGGATAGGCGTCAACCTCATCCAAAAACACATACCGCGCGGGCATCGAGCGCAGGCCAGTGGCCGAGTTTGCCCCGGTCAACACCAGAATGCCGCCGGGGAATTCTTTCGACAGCATCGAATTGCCCGCGTCCCGCGAGCGGGCCGGGCTCACCTTTTCCCGCAGCGCCGGGCTGTCCTCGATCAGCGGATCAATCCGACCCCGCGAGGTACGTTTTGCCATCTCCAGCGTGGGCAGCACCGCCAGCATCGGGCCTGGCGCGTGGTGAATAACAAAGCCAATCCAGTTATTACCTGCTTCTGTGGCCCCAACCTGAGCGGCTTTCATGAAGCTGATCCGCTGCGCCGGGTGGCGCGGTGACAGCGCATCCATGATCTCGCGCAGATAGGGCGTGCGCGCGGTGCGATATTGCCCGGGTTCCGCGCTGGCGCGGGACGACAGCTTGCGATGCGCATCGGCCCATTCCGAGACTGTCAGATCCGGATCGGGCCGCATCCCCTGACGCCATATGCGCAGGATATCCTCGGCGCCGTCAAAGCCGAGGTCGAGCCCCTCGGTCAGGTCGCCGTCGTTCAGGCTGTGATCATGATCACCCTCATGCAAGCGAGACCCTGAGGTCTGCGAGGGCGGTGAGCTGCTCTCGGACATGGGTTTCCAGCACCCTTTGCAGGATCGCAGTTTTGATCGTCACGGGTGCTCCTGCATCCTTCTCCATCTCTGCGGACAATTGCGCAGCCATCAGGGCTGCCACGCGGGTGGGCCAGGTGACCCAGACGTCGCGCTCTTGGCGGGCCAGACGAAACACCAGCGCCTCTGCTCGGGCGCGATCCACAAGCGTGCCCTTCTTTTTCTGGATCGCAAGCTGGCGTTCCTGCGCCTGGTAGACTGTCAGCGCTGTGCGGGCTTTCAGGTAGGATGTGCTGTCGCCAGGCCCGGAGACTGCGGGGCCGTCGTTGCTGCTGGCCCCGCCAACCCCACCCCGCGCGCGCATCTGCTGATCGGGGTCTGTCATCGCCCCGCGCCGTGCGTTCGAGGCGGTAGCATTGATCGAGCCGTCTGCAAACAGTACCAACCGTCCGGTTTTACGTGCTTTTTGCACGGCCCCGCGCGAGAGCCTGGAATGGTCGGCATAGGCGCGTTCAGACATACCTTCCATGGCGCTTTGATAATCCTCAACATATTGTATATAAACGAGAAAAAGTAATTATTTGAGTTGATTACACTCCGCGATAGAGCGATTCATGGTGTCAAGAAGCGGGTGCATCGTGCCCCGCCGCCACACCCCAACCCAATCCTGAAGGATAAGATCATGACCGCCACCACCACCATTCGCATCGACCACGCCGCTTTGCCCGACCAGTGCGACCGCTCGCGCCCAAACGCTGTGGCCGAGGCCATTGAAGCCGCGCTGCGCGCAGAGGGGATCGCGGCGGAAGTCTCCGACGTGATTTCGCACCTCAAGATTGAGCTGCCGACCACCCAGCTTGCAGCTGCCAGTGTTATGCTGGCCAGTATGAACCTGATCTGAGGGAGGGCAGTGCCATGAGTACACGCGCACAGATCGCCATCCAGATTGGGCCCAACAAGTGGGCCCATGTGTACTGTCATTTCGACGGGTATCCTGCCCATATGCTGCCAGCATTGGCGCGATGGACGCCCGAAGACATCCACGCAGCAAAGGAAATCCGGCAGGTCCACGCTGACGCACTCAACTCTTTTGATCCAGCCCGCGCGCCGGTCGTCCACTCGGAACCGCGCTGCGACTTTTGCCATACATATGTGTTCGAACAGGGCAACTGGATCGAATTGAGGGCAGGCCGATGACCGCGCACGTCATCTTGCCAACCCGGAATGAGGCCAATGGTTTTTTTGGCACACTCACAATCTGCCCCCTGCGTGAGCAACGCACCGCCGAGGTCTGGACGTTGGCCTCAATCCTGATTGCTCAGGCTGTCCACGCTGACAGCGAGGACGAAATGATCGGCGTCCGCGACTTTCTCGATAGTCGTATGGGCCGTCACTTCGCAGACGATGTGGTGGGCGAACTGCAGAGTGGAGTCGCCAACAGCGAGACTGCCATCAACACTGCAATCCGCAAATGGCTGGGCTGGCGCATCAGCCGCCGGACCGAGCGCGAGGAGGGCATCCCGGAAGGGCTGCCATACTTGACCGGTTGGGTGCAGCACTTCGCAGTCGCAGTCGCGATGGCCGAGACCGACTGACCTCGTCACCACCAACCCTATTCACGACAGGAGACCACAATGCTCAAACTCACCGAGACCCAAACCATCATCCTCAGCCGCGCCGCAACCCGCCCCAACAATCTGGCCATGCCATTGCCCAAGGGGCTGCATGGCGCTGTGGCCAAAACGGTGATCACCAAGATGATCAAGCAAGGCTGGCTCGATGAGGTTGAGGCGAACCTGCACCGC